CCTTTTTTTCGCGCAGCTACGCCAAATCTGAGCCTGGGAATCCTTGCTCAAAACACAGATTTCAATCTCAGGCGCGTACTTTTCTGCCGTGGAAACCATGGCCGACTTTTTCAACAGAATCGGCCGGTTTCTGCTTGTCACGAAGGGCTGCAAACGACCCACTGCAGGTCTTCGTGACAGGCAGAAGGGGTCAGGAGCAGCCGGTCGTGTCCGGTACGTGCAACGAATCAGCCTAGGCTGGATAAAAATTAGCTAATCTAGTTAAGGCGAGTGTTTAAGAAACGGGCACAGTGCTGCGCGGAGGCTATGACAATGTCAGGAGCTCAAACGGAGGAAGAACTAAGACTAACGGTTCGCAAGCTCCAGCTAGAGGTAGATGAGTTAGAACACAAGGCAAAGTGGCAAGGGCGTCTCGGTGCCGTCGGACACATCGGAACTATCCTGCTTCCCTATGCAGCGCTCATCTTCACTGTTTATCAGTTCTCCCTGCAGCAAGAAGGAATTCGAGATAGTATTTATTTGCAAATCAAGGCTCAGGAGGAGTCCGCAAACAGGGCGTTTATGGCTCCTATGCTTGCTAAGCAAGCGGACTACTACTTTGCCGCCGTTACGGCGGCGGCACAGTTTGTGAGCTCGTCTGATGAGAAGGTTAAGCACAAGGCAGCCGAAAATTTCCTGGAGCTATATTGGGGGCCGCTTGTGATGTTTGAGTCACCAACCATCGTGAAAGGAATGCGAACGATGAAATTCTGCATTGAGCACCAGTCCAGCTGTAGCGATGGCGAACGCCAGATGCTCTCGCTCTATCTTGGTTCCGCTCTTCAGAAAGACTATTTCAACAGTTGGAGACTGGCACCCAGCGCTTTTGCCGGACGTACTCATGATTATCAGCATTCACTCGACAACGTGGCTGATAGCGTTTGGGAAAAAATTAAAACTGAAGGCAAAGAATCCATCCCCCCATCTGTATCATCGCGTAGTGACAAAAAACCTCATTGATGCTAAGACCGAACGCTTCCATCCTTTGCACACAATGTTGTCCCTGATTCGCAGCGATGAATTATTGCTATTGGCCGATTGCAGCCTGTCGCTAAGGGCTGCAATCGACCCCAAAGCAGCCTGGTATGGCAGACAAAAATCGGTCGAGACGGACGAAGGGCTACGCCTGTAATCTACGGGAAGTTAACTCAACTGCTGCTGGCAGACGGTTGTCTACATATCGGCCGACTAACATGATCAAAACCAGAAAGGATCTCACATGAACTTCGGCGTGATTGCTACAACCGTTTTTTCCTTGGCCGTCCTCAATGGAGCCTACGCGGCTAACGACAAAAACAGAGTATTGGTTGAGGCTCGATGGTATACAGAGGCGTATGTAAAACAGAGTCTCGCCAACAGCAATCCACGTTTATTGGCCTCAGCTTTTCCCTCGACGGCTACCTATGTTTTCGGTGCGGACGCCTCTGGATTTCGACCGGAAAGTGCAAATTTGCTTAAGAAAGAAGTTTCGACTATTCAGGGAGACTTTGTGCGGTGGCCCCCCAGGAAGGATGGCAAAACGCTCAAGACGCAGTGGGATGAGATGTGCGTGAGTCTGATTGCCCAAGGACTGGAGTCTTTGTACCAACAAACAAGGCAAAGGTCGTTCGTAACGATACCAAAGGATCTTGTTATTGCCAATATTGAAACGGGAGAGCTGGTTTCTGCGCCGTTGAGCCTAGATCAAACGAAGAAACGGAATGGAGGGGATATTAAGGTTATTCCTCCAGGGGGAGAGGGGAAAATGCGCTGTAATATATATAAAACAACGAGAGGTGGCGATGTAATGTACGACATTTCCGTAGTGTTTATTGCAACGGCTGCTTACCGGAGAAGCCATTAAACAGACAAGCCGTTCGATAGTAATCATCCGCAATCAATGAAACACCCTGAGCTGAGTGTCCGCGAGGACGAAGCAGGATTTCGTGAAAGGCAGCTGAGGCCGCTTTGCAGCTTGCTTTTCCTCAGCGAGGGTAGCGAAACTGGACAACGCGACCATTGCTGACTGGCCACTTTTGGTCGATCGCGTCACTCCGGCGTCATCATCACCGCAAGCGTCATCTTGATGAACTCTTCATTCTTGTCGATGGCTTCCAGGGCGCCGCGCACGTTGTCGGCGACGTCGGCAGCGCCTCGCTGCTCGACCCAGTTGGAAAGCTCCAGTATGGCGGCTTCCAAGGCGAGCTGGTTTTCGTTGATCTTGAATAGCAGGGAAGGGAGCAGGTCTGAATGGGGCATCGCGAATCCTCGTTTTTGAGGTCAGCGTAGCAGGAGAGTGCAAGGTTGGCAGGACGCCGGAGAAGGGAGTGAAAGGTAGCTGTTTCAAGTCATTTCTGAGGGTGAGTTGCGGAAATAGCCGAAAAGATGCGGAAACGATGGCGTCAACACCACATCGAGCCACCAAACCCCAGAAACGACAAAGCCCTGAAAAATCAGGGCTTTGTCGTATAAAGATGGCGGAGGCGATGGGATTCGAACTCATGGACCTGTTACAGTCGACGGTTTTCAAGTCCGCTATAGAAGCGCTCTGAATCCACAGCTTACAGCTTTTTTTCGTTCCAATACTTTTTTTTGTAGCACCTCTGTAGACCGCATTCTACAAGGGGTGCTGTTTGAGTTTTATAACGGTTTTTTGGCTTATTTTGACGGCCTGGCAATGGCGCCGACTCGGCGGTATACCCGCTCGGTGATGTCGCCTTTGGTGTGTCCAAGGAGCAGACTCGCCTCACCGACGTCAGTTATTTCTGACGCGGCTTTTGGCCGGATATCGCGGAACTGAAACTCTCCAATTCTGCCCGCCAGAAGCGTGTCGCCAGCTTCGATGGCTTCCAATCGCGCTGCCTCCCTGGCGACGTCCCAACGCTTTCTCAGCATCGTCGCAGTCATTCGCTTACCGTGCCGGTTCACGATCAAATAGCTCGAGAGGTGGTGAGCATTGCGCTCCGTTATCTTCTTGATCAGTTGCCCCAGGGTATTTGCCAACCCGCCGGCATTGATCTGGATGCGAAGCTTCTTGTGGGTTTTGTTCTGCTGCACCATCAGATAGCCCCCCTCAACGTCATCCTTTCGCATAACCAGGACATCTGCCGGCCGCTGACCGGTTAGGTAGGCCAGGTCCATCGCGTCTTTCAGCTCTTGAGTTGCCTTCTTGTAAACCGCATCCCAAACAACATCATTCGCGTAATAGTCTCTTGGCGTTTCCTTGTTCTTGCGCACGCCCTGGCAAGGATTTTCTTTGGTTGTCAGACCCCACTCCCGGGCCATGTTGAACACATGGGAGAGGATGGCGATCTCACGATTCGCCCGCACCTTTGCCGTTCGTGCATCACGGTAACCGGCGATCGTTGCTGGCGTGATTGAGTCGATAGGGGCGCTGTCGAACATAGGGCGCAGTTGCTTGATCTCTGCCAAGTTGTCCTTCTGAGTGCGCGCAGCTTTCTTGGGAACGATGTCGCGGATGTATCGATCGAAGATACCCTTCATTGTGCGCAGATCGAGCGGCTTATCCTTGGCTTCAAGTTCCGCCCATTTGATCCTGGCCAAGTCCAAATCCTTGCCGAGGGGGATCGCTTTGCCGGTCAGGTCCAGGTAGTAATAGGCGATCCAATCCTTTCCGCTTTTTCGTTGCCGCGTCCACTGGTACATGCGGGGCGGCAAGTTGCGTGTTTCGGCCTTGCGGGGTCGCATATCAGTTCACTCGCGAGAAGTCGGGGGTCCATGCCGGCACGGCCGGCACCGGGTTGGGATCAGCGACGGTTGGGGAGACCATGCCCAGTTTCATACGGGCGTATATACGGCCCACCAGCGGGCGCTTGCCGCGGCTCTCGACGAATACCCATTGGCGATCCACCAGCCAACGACGCTGGTAAGCCCTTGCCTTGTAGCCGGTGAGCTCCGCGAGCTCTTCGTCCGAGAGAATTTCGGTTTCCATAGCGATACTCCATGCCGCGCGTAGGGGCTCAAGATAGGTTGAGTTCAGAAATTTGGATGATGAGAGAGATACATGCAGAGTGTGTTGCCGCCTTCCGGCCTTCGAAGATGGTGTGCACCATCGGGGGCGAGAACAAGATCGACCATTCCTTAATTTCAGGAATGGCTGTTCTTTTGCCGTTTTTGCAGCCGGCCTGGAAAGGGGAGGGAGTTACTTTTCGTTGATGCGTGTTACTTCGTCGAGGCACGCAGCGCGTGCGACGCGATGGTTGCAGCTTCGACCCAAGCGAAACGAGCCGAAGGTGTCATAAGATTTTTTGTGTGAAGGAGGAAGCTTTCCCTGATACCTTTGACCAATAGGTTCAGATGTATCAGTTTTCGTAGCGGGCCGGGGGCTCAATGCACTACTTTAGAAATTTTAAAAATTATTCAAACGCTCAGATAGACCTGTTCTCTAGTTTTACACTGCTAATCGGAAAGAATGGTAGCGGAAAGTCTAACCTGATCGAAGGTGTGGAACTTCTTGCCGCGCTTGCTGAAGGACGCCCGCTCCATGAGATGGTCGAGGGAAAAGGCTATGGTGCTAATGCATCTGCAGTGCGTGGCGGCATCCATAGTTGTGTTAAATTTGGAGAGAAAAATTTCTCTCTAGGGTTTTCAGGTAGTTATAAGTTTGAAGGAAAGGCACAATCATTTGATTATTGTATAACTATCGGAGTTGATCCGTATCCTTATGTTGTGGGTGAGCATCTGATTGTTGGCTCGAGGAAGATATTTCTGGCGGAGCCTGATGGAGTATCTCGTGACGGCTTGTTGAATGTGCAGTTTGATAACTTTGCGCGCGGCGGAAAAAAACCGCAGAAAAAAATATTCGGCGACCGGTCTATAATTTCTCGCTATGAAGAGCTTGTCGAGGCTAGTGAGGCGGGCGATAAAGATAGGAAGCTAAAAGCTGTAAAAATGGTAGCGACAATAAAGCGTTATTTGCAATCATCGTTTGTATTTGATCCTAGTCCTAAATTAATGCGCGATTACGTTAGGATCGGTCAAAACGTGTTGCTCAAAGATGGATCAAATATTTCCGCTGTACTTTACTCAATGAGGTCGGAATCTGGGGAACTGTCACATCTGGATAATGTCCTTAATGTGATTCGACAGATTCCGGAAGAACCGTTTCTGGAATTTGATTTTGTAACAACTTCTCGGCATGATGTTTTATTAACACTGATGTCTGGAGTTAATTCTGTTGATGCTAGGTTGATTTCGGACGGAACTCTGAGGGCGATGGCTGTAATAGCGGCACTTGAATCAATTGGTGAAGGTTCTCGAGTTGTTATTGAAGAATTTGATAATGGACTACATCCGAGTCGCGCTGCTGTTTTAATTGAGGCTATAGGGGAGGTGGTTGCAAGAAAAAAACTCAACATATTACTTTCTACTCATAATCCGGCTAGTTTAAATTCTTTGTCGAGTGAATGGCTTGCAAAGGTCCATGTTTGTTATTGGGATCAAGAGGCTAATTCTTCTAAATTGATACGTTTGCTCGACGTCCCAGACGTCGACTCGTTGCTTGAGTCAAAGGGTGGTTTGGGTGATTTGGTAACTCGCTCCGTCTTTGAAAAACATTTGGCTCCACGCTTTGAGGAAGCAAAGAAAAAAGTAGCCACGGACTGGCTGAGCAGGTTGGGTTCATGAGCAAAATTATTCTTCTTGATACTAGTTATCTTCTCGAGCTATTTAGAGTGCCACACGATTCAGTTGAAGGGCATCATCTGGTCGCAAAAGAGTTAATGACCGAAGCAATTGAGCTTGGGTATGATTTGTACTGCACTCTTGGTGTTCTCTACGAGGTTGCGAATCATATCGTGGATGTGAAAAATGTCGAAGTGCAAAGAAGGTTGGCTAGGGAATTTCAAGAGATGGTGACTCTTGCATGGGAGGAAAACAGTCCGTTTTCAATAGTTCCCAACTCTAGTTCCGCAGAAATTTTGGCGGAGTTTGCCTCGCTTCCTGAACTCTGTGTTAAGTATAAAGATACTCTTCGGCAAGGTCTGAGTTTGGTGGACTGTACCATCATCGAAGTTGCGTCAAAAATTAAAGTCAACTATGCCGCACGGAAACGGAAATGGGCGGCGCATATTTGGACTCGACATGGAGAGCTTAAGGCGCTTGAGCCTGACAGATTTCATCATCCCCATTTTTGAGTATCGAGCTTTTTCTTTACCTACTTGGCAACCGATGAAGACTCGGAAATAGTCGGTTGCTTTACGCCGCGTCCGCTGGGACCGATGTTCACGACTGCGATGTAGTTGGTGCTAAGCAGCGCCCGGCAGAGCCGCTCTATCTGGGCGCATGTAGTTGGACTTGCGCTTGTTCATGGTGATTCCGCGATTTGCCTCAGTGTGATCTGCTCTGCCTGGGATAGGGAAGGGGGGCGGCGCTTAAGGATGGTATCGAGGTCGATCTTTGTTCGAGCGAGGCGGACGGCTCAGTCATGAATTCGTCAGCTGATTTAGCCTCGCTGCTTGCTCCGAAGAACTGATCCAGCTACCGGTTCAGATTCGCGATGCTCGCGTTTTTCGGATTAGGGCTTTGGTCCGGCGCTCATCTTGATACTCCCATGAAGGTGAAGACGGAAAGCATCACAACGAACACGAACGCCCAGCGAGGCATCCATCGGCCCACGTTTGCGACGATGAGATTCGCGGCCTGATTGAAGCGAGCGGTGCTCTCAAAGTCTTGCGCTGACTTGCACGCGTTCATGTGGCCGACCACCTTCGAACGCACTGTACCGGTCTGGCGATCAACAACGCCAAACAGATTGTTTCCGTGCGGCACGACGGTGAAGCGCAGGGACATCGTTGAAGCGTTGATCCCAGCCTTTTGGTAGAACTCTGCAGTGGCCATGGTGGCGCGGTTACGCAGCCCGTTTAGGACGGTGCGGCGTTGTTGAATTTTCGGATTCATGTCCTCTCCTCGGTGGGTTCGGTTGGAAAAACTTTTCCGTTTAGATGCAATTTGTTTCCGTACTGAATTCCGCTACCTATGCCTGGTGGTCGTATGCCTCGGCGCGCTTTGCCGTTCGGACCTGGGCGATACGCCCCTCAGGGAATCGACGATCGCGCCGTAGTGAGTCGCCATCGAGCAAGGCGTGCATGGCGATGAGTGCAGCCAGCACGAAGCACATCGGCGAAATGATTTGGCGGCGCATTGCTTCGGCCACCAGTGCGGCGCGACGGGTGACGCCGAGCTTGAACATTGCGTTGGTGAGGCGTTTCGCCACGGCGGCCGGCGAAATGCCGACTTCCCGAGCGATTTCCTTCGCGGTCAGCCCTAGGGCTACCCATAAAAGGAACTGAAGTTCTCGTGGTGCCAGGCCACGCCCGAGGTGACCCTTCCATGTGCCATTTACGATCTCTGTTTCCATCGCGTTGACTCCCGGTTGTTTTCCTAATACCCCCGGTCAACCAGGTGCATCAGAGAAACTTTCCGTGTCTCTTCGGCATTACTGGCGCGGGATGGATTCATTTCGTTTATTTCTCCGACCGCGACTCAGTCCGCCGGATAACTGTTTGTGGTGCTTTACGCTGCACACCCGGGTCAGTTGCCAACCCTCTGAACCGTTGAGGCCGGTTCATCGCTGCCTTACATCAGGTCGGTTGTTTTCCGACGATGGATGCACGGTAACCGGCGGTTTAATTGCCGTCAATACCGCCGGTTAATTTCTTTTCAGAAAGAGTAGGTTATGCTTCCCCTTTGGCTGTATATATGTACAGTGCATTGGGAATGGATAATGAGCAAACCAAGCAGGAAAAATCAGGATAAGAAGGTTGGGGTCAGCGGAATAGAGCGCCTGGGCCTTCGGGTTTCGGAAATGATTAACCATCCCGTCGCACAAATTCAGCGCTGGGTGACCATCCACCGATTGGATACCGATGGCGATCGGGAGTGGGACGAGGTGATGGGCTTGCTTTCCGAGACGGACGGCATAAACATGACGTTTAACGACGATGAGTCGGTTACGCTGAAGTGGGAGGCGAGCGCCGAAGAGGATCGGCCGATAGAGGTGGTCGAGCAAATAGAAGAGGCTGCGCCTTTCTGATAGTGCTATTCGCGCTTGTGCGCTGCACCAGATGCGGGTCGTTACGAAGGGCTCTGGTGCGGGCGTTGCCTACGAAGGGGATCGCAGGCGCACCTAAGGAACAAAGTAAATTTGATCTTGATTAATTGACGGTGGAAGACAATTCTGAAACAAGCTCCGATTGGGTGAGGCTCGACAGGTCTTTTCTTTGTGTCTTCAACCTTTCCAACAGAAAGTCACTTGTTAATTTGAACTCATCGAATATCCTTGGCCAAGTCTTGATGTAGGTTTTTATCTTGTCAGTGTTGTTGACTATTCCTGGCTCACCATGAATTTTGTTTGATTCAATTCGCTGGTGGATATTAAATGCTTCATCTGAGATGTTTCGACCGATTAAAAGCAGTTCAAATTTTGTAAGATCACTATTAAATGCTGGATATTTACTTAAAATTGAAGCGTATCGATCTAGTTGTTGAAGGTGCTTGTCGTTAAGCGATACACCAGGGCGCTTAATTTCGACAATGACGCATCGAAAGTATTGTCTTCCATGAGAATCGAATTGCGGCTGCCTACGGATTAGCAATAAGTCAACCTGTTTGTTTGCTCCATCAATCGTGACGCCATCAGCCAAATCGCCGACATCGATGCCGCCGATATCTTTGATTTCTGATCTAAGGTTTTCAGCTATTTTAGTGAAGCTGTCTTCTTCGGCGCCTAGGATTGCGTAAGAAGCGCCGAATAACCAGGTATTATTCTCGATTATACCTTGTAGGTGTGGTGTTTCTTTTACGTCCTTATAGTGGACATTCATAATTTCTTCAATTTGAGCTATTGCATGCTCTCGCTTTTGCAATACTTCGATCGTGTTGATTATGTTTTCGAGTTTTGTTTGTTTCAACTGAGTGGCAAATTTTTTCATAGCGGATGCATCCAAGTCTAGAATGCTTTCAATTACATCGAGTATTCCGCTATTTTCGTTGGATACAGACAGTCTGTCCAGTAATCTTATTATTACTTTGCGCTGTTTCTTATTGCTATTAATTAGTAAGGTTGGTTCTTTTATGATTATGTGTCGAACGATATCTTTAACATAGCTAAGCCGCCATTCCCGCTCCGCCGGTCCAAGCTCGGAGTGATCAGGAAAGTCTCCTTCGATCTCATACTTCTTAACCTGCTCGTCAGCCTGTTCCACTAGAAATTCAGCATAATTTTTTGCAATCATGCTTTTTACTTCCTTTTCCAGCATGCGACCTGCTTTGCTGGATAGGAATGAGTCGAATGGCTCGCTAAGAGCTTCGCTGCCTGGCGTATAGCGGTCAAATATTTCCGATGTAACGTATATGCTTATATAATATTCAGGCTTATTATTTCCAGAGCTATGCTTCTTGTGAAGGACTCGCCCGTCTTGGTTTGCGAAATATGTCCAGGATTTATCGTTGCCAGGCTTTTCGTACCATCGGATCAGTTTAATATCAAAATTTTTGTTTTCTATTGTTACAGGGTGGGCAAATTCTAGGTGACGCGGAGGTTCAATCAATTTTTCGTCTAACCAAAGCCGTCTTTGCGGCTTTAGGATAAAGTGAGCTCCGAACTCTTTGCTAAAATCCCTTGCAAGTTCCGAGCTCGGGGGTAGATTTTTGGCGAATTCAAGGAGCTCTACACATGTGCCTTTTTCGGATCCGGAAAGCAGCGCGTGAGTCGATCCCGGCAAAGCATTTTTTCCGGTAACTTTGCTTAGGTTAGAGCTGCTTATAGAAATAATAGCGTCTTCGCCCTGGTGTCGTGTATACCATGTGGCTAGATTGCATATTTTACTGAAGCTAAGTCTACCTCTACCATGTGACCCATGAGTGTCATATGAGGTGACTTTTAAAGAGTCGTTGAAACGCTTAAAGTTATTTGTGGACTTTCGGAACTCGATACCATTCCCGTCGTCCAGGATGGTCACAGATTCAGTTCCATCTGCAGCAGTTTCGTGAATCGAAATCCGTACTTCAGTTGCATCAGCATCGAACCCATTCCAGATTAACTCTGCAATCGCCTGCCATGGCTTTACGTTTTTAAAGTGTTTTGCTATACCGTCATGGGTAATAGTGTTTGAGCCAGAGAAATCATATAAGGAAAATTCCGTTTCCACGACGCTACTCCAAAGTTCAGAAAGGGATGTGTTAATAGTTATGTTTAAAGCAGGTGAGCATTCCACACCAGCAGAACCCGAGCTTGAATGAAGGTTTCATCCGCTCTAATCGTCTCGGGAGGGTGCTTGGTGTTGTCAGAAATCATTTTTAACCGTTCCTCACCCATCCACTGGAGACGCTTGATGTAGAGGTGCCCCTCCCAAGAAAACATGTAGATCCCATCCCCAGTGAACTCGCGAATGCTGACGTCGACGAGGAGCGGGTCGCGATGCTTAATCGTTGGCGCCATCGACTGTCCCCAACCTGTCACCATCTTAAGGTGAAAGTGTTCCTTGAACTCAACCCCCATCTCACGCAGATGTTGGGGGCTGACACGAACATCCTGAAGCATTTCTGGGTAATCGTGTGGTATCTGCCCACCACCCATGGCTGCGCGGACGTCGTAATGTGCGATCCATACTTCGTCACCCATCGCACCGGGGCGGTAGTAATCCAGCTCTATGACACCGCCTCCGTCATCCGCTTCAGCGGCTGATAGTAACCGCCGACGTGCCTCTTCAGAGAGTCCTTTTCCTTGCTTGGCTAGCATGTTTCGGACGATATCCGCGGCGGAAGTCCCAAGTTTTTCTGTGCTTTCAGAAACGTTGGTTAGTCCGTGGATTTCTTTAGCCAATCTCTTACTGAATTTTTCGACAGGTACGCCTAGCTGACGGGAGAGAACGGCAGCGAATTTCGCATTCAAGGGGTTGGTGCCATTCAAATACATCGCAACTGCGGCCGCGGAAATATCCGCAGCCTCCGCAAGGCTCGCCTGCGTGATCCCGAGAGTATTTTTCTTCGACACGAACAGAGCTTTCGCGGCATCGCACTCAGCCTTCAGCTCCGGTGATAACTCTTTCTTTTTCGTCATTCGTGAAATTTAACCGTTGGTTAACTTATTTGCGGCAACCGGCGGTATTGCTAAGAAGCTAACCGCCGGTTAATATCTCGGCCGCACATCATTGCTCTTAGGCCGAAAAATGAAGAAAACGTCACTGCCCGAATTGGTAGAGAGGATTGGTCAAGCCGCCGTCGCAAAGGCGCTAGGAGTCAGCTCGCCAGCGATCTCTAAAGCTCTTCGTATCCAGCGCGACATTCAGGTTCTAGAGCACCGCGACGGGACCTATACGGCCGAGGAAATCCGTCCATTTCCCTCTCGAAACGCTGCTGAGTGATACGCGCTGGCCGTGAGACGGATTATCTCGGACTAAACCCCAGAAGAGCAGAACACAAGATTAGCTGTTGATTCATCCAGTAACCAAATTACAGGCACAAAAAAGCCGGTGGCTAGACCGGCTTCTTCACAACGCAAAACACTGAAGGGCCATTATGTACACGATCTCTACTCCCGGCAATACCCGCCATGTCGTGACACTTTTCGACCAGTCGGAAAACGTGTCACGACTTAGCGTCACAGTTGAATCTGAAACTGGAGATCAGTTGTGAGCACCATAATCATGAGCTTGTGCTGGCCACTTCAGGGAATGAGCGGACCACAAAAAGCTGTGCTGATCTCGTTGGCGGATAACGCTAACGATGAGGGCGTTTGCTGGCCATCGATTGCACGTATTTCAGAACGCACCTGCCTTGCTGAAAGGACCGTGCAAACGGCCATCAAGTGGCTGGGTCAGGTCGGCCTGCTGACTGTCCGCGAACGGATGGGTCGCTCGACGATGTACACCTTGACCCCGGCAGCATATGCACCCCTGCAAGAGTCGCACCCCGCAGTAGCTGCACCCTCACCCCCGCAGCTCACGACAGAAACCCCCGCAGCAGCCGCACCCAGAACCGTAATAGAACCATCAAGTGAACCGTCACCTCTTGTTGACGATGAATCGCCATCGAAGATTTCGAAGCCGAAGTGCCCAACCCAGGCAATCGTCGATTTGTTCAACGCGACGATCCCGGAGTTTCCTCGAGTCGTGATGTTGACCAAGGATCGGATCGCCAAGATCAATGCTCGCTGGAAGGAGAGCGACGTGCACCAGGACCTCGGCTTCTGGGCTGAGTATTTCGCCCAGGTGCGCTCAAGCAAGTTCCTGATGGGGGAGGTGGCTGCCTCTGGTGGCAGTCCATTCCGTTGCAACTTCGATTGGCTGATCGCCCCGAGCAACTTCGTCAAGGTTGTGGAGGGCAATTACAATGCGTGATCCCTACAGCACCGAGGCTGAACACGGCCTGTTGGGCGCGATGATGCAGCGCCCTGAACTGATCGACTCCCTGAGCGACGATCTATCCCCCGAATCGTTTTACTTCCCGGAAAACGCCGAGGTGTACCGGGGGATCCTGGCGGTGCGCGCGGCCGGCAAATCCGTCGACTTCCTCACTGTGGGTGACCACGTTGGCGACTTGCCGGGAGGCTCCCCGGCGTTTGCCTACTGCGCCGAAATCGTAAATGGCACGCCCAGCGTTGCCAGCGCCAAGACCTACGCGGGAATCGTGCGAGAGAGGGCCATCGAGCGGTCTTTGTTTGACCTTGGCAGCCAGGCGATGGATATCGCGCACAGCGATCAGGACGTGCAGGCGAAAATCGCCGCCGTCCAGGCGGCGGCCATGGCCATTGATTGCGGATCGGGTGATGACGACATCGTTAAAGTGGGTGACGTGCTGGCCGACCAACTGGAGGTGTGGCAGGAGCGTCATGATCGTCACGCCCGCGGTGAAACACTGATCGGCTTATCGACCGGCCTGCGGGACTTAGACGAAAAGCTGGGTGGCCTGCAACGGGATCACCTGTACATCGTTGCTGGCCGTCCCGCCATGGGCAAAACCACGCTTGCCATGGGGTTTGTTGTCGAGGCAGCGGTGCGCCAGAGCAAGTCAGCCCTCGTCATCAGCCTGGAGATGAACAAAGGCCAGCTGCTGGACCGGGCTGTGGCGTCCGAAGGGCGTATTCCGCTCACGTTGGTGAAGAACGGAACGGCGTGCCAGACCCACGGAGCGGAGCTCTCTGCAGCGGCCGGCGTGCTGCGCCGCGCGCCGCTGTACATCGCTGACCGGGCCGGTTCGTCGATTGGTCGCATCCGCTCGCTGGCCCGCCGCCACAAGATGCGTTATGGCCTGGACCTGCTGATGATCGATTACCTGCAGTTGCTGGAAGGCGAGGGCGGCAATCGAACCGAAGAGGTCAGCAGCATCAGCCGTGGCTGCAAGCTACTGGCCAAGGAGCTGGGCATCCCCGTCGTACTGCTGAGCCAGCTTTCGCGCAAATGCGAAGAGCGCCCGAACAAGCGACCCATCCCCTCGGACTTGAGAGAGTCAGGTGCCATCGAGCAGGACGCTGACGTGATCCTGTTCGTGTACCGCGACGAGGTCTATTACGAAAACACCGAAGCCAAGGGCATTGCCGAAATCATCATCGGCAAGGGGCGCGACATCGAGATGGGCACTGTCCGCACGGCCTTTCTTGGGCAGTACAACCGTTTTGAAAACCTTGCCGCCGGGTGGAAACCAGAGCCGGTTGAGCAACCGGAAAAGGTCACCAGCCTGGCCAACCGTTACCGAAAAAAGGAATCGTTCTGATGGACTCTCAGCGACTCGCTGTTCCAAATCCGGCCACCTACCGCTTCGCGGTGTTCTGCTGCTCTTTCAAGATGGAGTTGGGTAGCACCCCGGACCATGCCTTGGCCCTGTTCGCCGACGAGGCCATGGCCAAGCGTTATGGTGCGTGGATGTGGCCTTCAACGTTTGAGGTAGTGGACCGTCTCGCCCAACCGGAGGCGACCGATTGAGCACCTTGATCAAGACCCTGACCGTGAAACTGTCAGACGCTGAGATTCAGCGCAACGCCAGGCTCGAGCATGTGCGTGACCTGCGTGATGCCAGTCACCCCGCGTTGCATTTCCGTTATGCGAAGAATCGCACGCGTGGCTCCTGGTATCTGCTGAATAAGCGTCAGTGGCACCGCATCGGCGGATTTCCCGACCTGAGCACCAAGCAGGTGGTTGCAGCGTTACCGGCAGTGCGTTTGCGAGTGGCGGCCGATGGTGCCGCCAGCGTTTCGGGTTGGGTAACCGTCGGCGAACTGCTGGACTGGTTTGGCGATCGCATGGCGCGCTCGCGCGCTCTGTCCGCCAAGCGCCGTTCCGCGAGCAAGTCAGCCATCAGTTGCCAGCTTAAGCCGCGCCTGGGTGATCTGCTGATTCGTGACGTCAACGCCCAGACCCTGGACAAGCTGCTGATGTGGCCGGCTCAGGCAGAGTTGTCGCTGTCGTACGTCCAGCAGTTGTACCGACTGCTCGCGGTGGCCTTTCGTCAGGCCCGTAAGCTCGATCTGATTCCAGCCAACCCGATGGCGGAGCTCAAGTTCATCAACTTCACGACGGCGCGCATCCTGCCCAAGCCTGCCCGTCTGCGCGATGTCCAGGTGCCCGAATTGGTGGAGCAGTTGGCGGAGCGATTCGTGACTGCGCCGGGTGACGCCATGCTGGCCCTGATGATGCTGTGCCACGGGACCCGCATTGGCGAAACGCGTCAGTCGCGCTGGGCCGATATTGCGTTGCCTGAGCGTGAGTGGTACCTGCCGGCCGAGCACACCAAGAGCAAGACCGAGCTGCGGGTGCCACTGACCGACCAAGTCTGCGCGTTGCTGCGCCGCTACCGAGAGCGGCAGACCGCGCAAGGTTACGAGGGACCGTTTCTGTTCCCGTCTCGCCGAGGCAAGCCGCTCAGCGATAACCAGGCCAGTGCCGTGTTCACCCGATTGGGGCAGGGCGCCTGGACCAGTCACGACCTGCGCAAGGTGGCCCGTACCGCCTGGACTGACCTCGGCGTCGACGGGCATATCGGCGAGATGCTGTTGAACCACTCCCTGGGCAAGATCGCTTCAACCTACATCAATACCCAGGCCAAGGAGCAGCGTCGGCTAGCGCTGGTGAAGTGGCACAACTGGTTAGATGAGCGCGGCTTCAAGGCGATTCATGAGCAGACAGGCGCTAGATATGAGGATTCGCAAAACCTCGTAGACGCCTTGAACGGCAGCGTCTGCGAGTCGATCCCGCAATTTGTTAAGGGCGAGGTTTTAAACCATGCAGAAAAGACCAATGCCTGGCTTTGAGCGGGAACGGATCGAGCTGGAGCAATGCTCGATCTGCAAGGGGAAAGCAGTAATAAAGGGGGTGTTTTATGAGCTGGCTTGCACTGATTGCAACGGCTCAGGTTGGGTTATTGGAGGTAGCAAGTTGGTGCTTTCTTCAGACGAGTTGGTTACCCAATTGAGCTTCAAGCTGCAGCAGGCGCAGCGTGAGATTGCGGCATTGAAAGGTCCGGCCAAGATACACAAGCCAAAACATGAACAATCGAACCGCCTGGGGGCGGGCGGCACAAATTACACAGGGGATTGAGAGCATGATGATTCGCAAGCCGGCAGGCCGACCGTTGGGTGACACTGAGTATCTGCTTGAGCAGTGGGGGTGGTGGCGGATGGATGGAATGGGGGTTCCTGGTTTTACGAACCCAACCTTAGCGCTGATGCGCCAAGCGGTAGTCCAGCCGTCTGCAAGTAAGAATTACTGCATTACCGACGACTGGGCTATTGCTATCGACAATGCCGTAGCCCGACTAGCGCATCGGGACCAGCAGATGGGAGACGTAGTGTGGTTATATTTTGGAGCCAAATGGCCGATGGTTCGTGTTGGCAAGCACTATGGGATGAGTGAAGGTAAAGCGCGTGAATTGGTCAGAGCAGGTGCAGCATGGATTGATTGTGCTATTGATGACTTTCGATTGGCTGCATAACTATGAGTTTCTGATAAAAAGTGAAAAGCTGCCGGGTGTCCGGCAGCTGGAGTTACTCGGATTTCGAGGGTGTGGGGACTGGTGACTTTCGCATATCCCTAAAGGCTTTATCTTCGTCTTTGCCACTGTAGGAGTTTAGCTCCATGGCTGCGCAAAAAAGAACGTCGCGGACTATTTGTTCAGAGAGTTTTCGGATTTCAGAATAAGAGTTAAGTCGATCGTATTGGGTGCCATGCAGTATTTTTGAGCGACCTGCGTTATAAACATCTTCAATCAATTTTCTTAGTGTTCTTGGGTTTGTACCTTTTGTCACGATTTTGTCTTGGGGAGTATCTAATAGGTTGGACGTCATATCAAGAATACCACCGGCTTTTCCGCCATTACACAACACGTCCAAGCTTGTTCCCATTTTTGCGACTGCGATGGCGTCGCTAGTTTCACGGCAACCCTCCGCGTACCAGTCAAGTGCTGTGGCCCAGCGATTCGAGAGTTCCGGGTGAGCACTGGAACTTGGGTCACTTATCGCGGTGAGTATCTTGGCTACGGCTGCAATATAAGGCGCTATTGATGCTGCTGCTCTTTGCGCCTTTGTAGCGGGAATGTTGCGAATCATTTTTCCTAAAGACATTCCGGGAAGGCTGTCGAATATGCCATTTTTACTCGTGATGGTAGTTTTGCTAACTGCTGGGAGACGCTCTCCATTGAGCGTTTGTTGGAAGAAATAATTTGGTGAATTAAGTCCTAATGAAATTGCATCCAAGGCTGACTTGGCTATAATTTCAGCCAGTTTTCTTGACATTTCACGCTCATAACCATCGATAGTTACACTAACAATAGCTGGGTGTCTTGCAATTGATTCATATATTGTGTTGGTGAAGAAACCACCTTTGGGAGCAGGGCTTTTTGGATCTTTCAATATGTCTTTTATATCCTCCCTCCAACTGGAGTTTTCATTAGGGTTTCCATTTGAGTCTATTTTTTGGGATTCTGGGAGATCGATTGAGTCAAGCCAGTCAAATCGATTTTGAATTGTTACTGGTCCTATGGTGTAAGCTGTTTCAGCTTCAATCCCTAATGTCCCCGCAGGAAAGTGGTGTGTGAGTTTTGAAACTCTATTTGTTACAAGTTTTTCAACTCTTTCTGTTAATTCATTTTTTAGATCTAATCCTTCTTTTAGAGAAAGTCGACTTGCTGCGCCGTTTACGTATAGTTCGGATATCTCTTGGTGGACAAATTTGTAGTACAGCTCTTTGTCTACGCGTATGGGGCTTTTTCGGTTGATATGCAGTAGGTGTGTAATATTAACTATAAGTGAGTTTGCCTTGCTGCTGAAGTTCACAACTCCTTTTGAAGTTGTTGTGAAGTTGAGTGCGATAGCGGCATATGCTGTAGGGTCGCTTGTGACTGATACCTTGTGAATGATATCCATTTCATTGAAAAACTCTCTTATTGTTTCCAGAAGATCCATGTTTTGCTCGCGCTTTTTGATTGGTAATTTATAAGTTGTTGAAAGTCGTACGTGGGCGTCCTTTTGAGCAATAGCAGACTGCTCTCCAATGTGAGGTGCCGCGGATTCAATTTTGAAGGACACCTACGAAAGACGCAAAAAAGGTTTTCCGCACGGAATAGATCTGTTTTTATAGCAGCGTGTATTGCTGTGAACGCAGCGTGACGCCTTTCAAGAACCCGGCCTTTGAGTCGGGTTTTTTGTGCCCATTTACAAGCCCTGCCAGTGAGCGGGGCTTTTTTTTTCGGCCCCATGCCTGGCTCTTTGCTTCAAGCGGATGCCAGTGACATGGAGGCCGGACCTATTCGAGGACTACAGATGAACACTGAGCACCAGGCTCTTGCTGATGTGCCCCTATGGCTGTTGGTGTTGTTGAGCATGGCCGGTTTGTCAGGGGAAATGCTGAGGGCATCGGGTACCGACCTTGGGCTTCGACAGATCCTGCAGCGCGTAGCGCTGCGCTTTCTTGCGTCTGGTTTATTGGGTATGGCCACGCTACTGCTCGCTATGGCTCTGTGGACCAACCTCTATCTAGCTGCTGGCTTAGGCATCGTTACTGCGGTGATCGGTGCAGACGTCGCGGGCGGTCTTTACACCCAGTTCCTGGCTAAGAAAGCCGGTATTAACTCCCGTAACTCCTAGGGAGGTGAGGGGGAAATGTTCAAACTCGACATCGGCGTCAATGACGGACCGCTGACTAAGTCAGCGATGGAGTTGCAGCAGCGGCATATCCCCTTTGCGTTGACCCTAACGGCGACGCGGCTAGCCCAGAGGGTCAAGAAGGGCGAACTGGCGGTGCTGAAACAGCGTTTGGATCGGCCGACCCCTACCACGCTCAATAGCCTGTTTGTGAAAATGGCCAGCAAGGGCAAGCCCGCGCAGGTCTATTTCAAGGACCAATGGACGTCAGGCATACCCGCCGACACCTACCTACAACAGGCAGTATTCGGTGGCTTGCGGCCACATAAGCGCTTTGAAAAATCGCTGATAGCACGCGGCATCATGCGGGCAGGCCAGTACGCGCTGCCCTCGGCGTCGTTCCTCAACCAGTATGGCAACGTATCGCGAGGGACGATGACCAAGGTGCTATCAGGTTTGGGGGCGGCCGAGTCTGGTCGCGGCTATGCGGCCAACGCCACGGACAGCAGGCGCAGTATGAGCAAGGGCAATAGGCGCTTCTTTGGTGGTGTGGTCGGTGATGAGTCGGGTGTCTGGGAGCGAATGAATACGAAGTGGGGCGATGCTGTTCGGCCCGTATTCATCTTCAGCGATGGCTCGCCGGGTTATCGCACCATCTTCCCGTTCTTCAAGATCGCGGAAAACATCGTCAAGGCCAATAAGGACCGTGAGTTTGCCGGCGCGCTGGCCGACACCATGGCCACGCCTAGGCCTTGAGCCGTCACCCCCGAAAAAAGATCGAATAAAGCCGGTCTTCGTGCATTTTTCGCTTGACGGTCGTGGTTTGGTCGGAGCTGGCCCGTGGGCAATGGGTCCTCCCGGTGGGGTGGGGCATAGGGGGTAATTCGGGCCCCGCTCTTTCGCTATGTATGAGGCATTTTCAGAGGTTGGTTGTTGTTTAGTTATGGCCATTTCTTCGATCGCACGAAAGCCGGGCTGGCTTAACAAAAAGCAGATGGCCGAAAGTTTGGAGATTTCTGTCCAGGCCTTTGATAAATGGGGTGTCGAGCCGGTCGCCAAGATCGGACGCGAGTCGTTTTATGACGTGCGTTCGGTGTTGGATAACCGCCTCAAACACCAGGGCGACAAACAACAACCGACCGGACCTGACGGCGAAATCATCGACCCGCTCATTGATTACCGCTTGCAGCAAGAACGCCTGCGCCTGACTTCGGCTCAAGCCGATGCTCAACAGCGCAAAAACCAAGTCCAGGAAAAGGAGCTGGTGCCCGTGGGTTTTATGGTGTTTGCCCTGGGTCGCTTGTCCGCCCTATTGGGTTCGAAGCTGGACACCATTCCCAAGAATTTAAAACGCAAACATCCCGACTTGGCCATCCGGCATATGGAAGGGATCGAGCGCGAAATTGCCGTTACGCGTAACGAGGCTGTTGGGTTGTCCGAAGCCATTCCGGAGATTTTGGATGACTACATCGCCACCTTGGATCAGGGGTCTGGCTGAGGCCGTTCGCCGGGGACTTGATTCGCTATACAAAGAACCACCGATGACAGCGGTGGAGTGGGCCGATAAGCATTTTTATCTGTCGTCAGAATCCTCCTACCAGCAAGGGCGCTGGGAGACGGCCGCGTTTCAGGTGGCCATTCTCAACGCCATGGGCAACGACCTGATCCGGGTGTTCAACCTGCACAAGTCGGCCCGGGTTGGTTACACCAAGATGTTGATGGCGAACATCGGCTACAAGATTCAGCACAAAAAACGCAACGTGCTGAGCTACTGCCCGACCGATCCCGATGCTGACGAGCTGATGAAGCGGCACGTCGACACTATGATTCGTGACGTGCCGGTGCTGCTGGCCTTGGCGCCCTGGTCGGGCAAAAAGAACAGCGACAACACGCAGGACGCCAAGCGTTTCGAAAACCAGAAAATGCTGTGGTGCCTTGGTGGCAAGGCGGCCCGCAACTACCGGGAGAAAAGCCCGGACGAGGTGATTTACGACGAGCTGTCGAAATTCGACCACGACATTGAAGGGGAGGGCTCGCCGACCTCGCTGGGGGATAAGCGCCTTGAGGGGGCGACCTACAAGAAATCCATACGCGGTTCCACGCTCGGCATTGCCGGGCAATGCCAGATCAGCCGAGCGGCCGAGAAGTCGCCGCACTTCTTGCGCTTTCACATCAAGCCGCCCTGCTGTGGTGGCGAGCAGTACCTAAAGTGGGGCGGCAAAGACGATCCCTATGGGCTCAAGTGGCGCAAGGACGAGCTGGGCGAAGTCGAAAGCGCCTGGTATCTGTGCGAGCACTGCCAGGGCGGCACCTTCGAATATCACGAGATGGTCGAGGCGTCGAACACCGGCCGGTATATCTGCGATTACACCGGCATCTGGACCCGCAACGGCATGGAGTGGTTCGGCAAGAATGACCAGCCGATCAACACCCCGCGTTCGGTCACGTTCCATATCTGGACGATCTATTCGACGTTCACCACCTGGGCCGACATTGCGGCCGAGCGGCTGGAAGTCGGCAAGGACCTCGGCAAGCTCAAGACCTTTGTCAACACCACCCTGGGCGAGGTGTGGGAGGAAGACCAGTCGGAGAAAGTCAGCTGGGAGCAGCTGCGTGATCGTCGCGAGCGGTATCACGCGCAGGTGCCTGGCCGAGGCGTGGCGCTGTTCGGTTCCGTCGATACCCAAGACGATCGCTATGAGGGCCGAGTCTGGGCGTTTGGCGCTGGTGAGGAAAGCTGGCTGGTACACCGGTTCATCTTGTACGGCGACCCGGCCAGCGTCGAGTTGCGGCGCAAGGTGGGCATCGAGCTGCATCGCCAGTTCATGCGGGCCGATGGCCAGGTTATGGGCGTCGAGCGTTGGTGCTGGGATGCCGGCGGCCACTATTCCGATGAGGTCCGAGCCGAGAGCCGCAAGCATGGCGTGCACTGGGTGATTCCAATTTTCGGCGCAAGCACCTACGGCAAGCCGATTGCCAACATGCCGCGCAAGAAAGAGAAGAAAAGCAAAACCTACCTGACCGAGGTGGGCACGGATAACGCCAAAGAGCTGATTTACAACCGCTTGAAGTTGCCGCCAAACGGCGACCAGCCGGTGCCTGGCTGCGTGCACTTCCCGCTCAGTGACGACATTTGCGATGAGGACGAGCTGAAACAGCTCACGTCCGAGACCAAGAAGTGGGTCGTGATTAAGGGGCGGCGGGTGTTCCGCTGGGATGCCAGCAAGAAGCGCAACGAGGCCCTGGATAACTTCGTGTACGTGCTCGCGGCCTTGCGAATCAGTCAGCAGCGTTTCGGTCTGGACCTGGACGAGCTGGCCAAAGGGCTGCCGCAAGCCCACGCCCAGCCCGACGACGGGCCCGACGACGAGCAATCGGAAATCGAGCAGCCGCAAGCGGCCGTTGAGCCTATCGAGACACCCGCCCCGGCCCCCGTGCCGGAACCGGCGGACCTTCAACCCGCAGCTGAGCCGGCGCCTGCCGGTGGCTGGATCACTACAGGACAAGGCGCATGGCTGTGAACGCACAAGCGATGGTCGACCGCTATCTGGAGGCCGAAGTGGCCGTGCTGGAGGGCAAGGAAATTATTTTCGCCGGACGCAAACAGGTGATGGCCGACCTGCCGCATATTCGCGCGGGTCGGCTGGAATGGGAGCGCCGCCTGGCAGCACAGCAGAATGCCGACGCAGGGGGGCGCCCGGGTTATTCCCTGGCGACGTTTGAGTGAGTCGCATGAATTTGCTCGATCGGGTCCTGGCGCCGGTGTTTCCGGGCACTGTGGCCCAGCGCTTGCGGGCGCGCAATGTGATCCAGGCGTTTGAGGCGGCGGACGTGACCCGCACGCACAAGGCTAAAAAACAGTCGGGCAGTGCGAATAAATCGTTACAGAAAGCGGCGGTGTCCCTGCGCGAGCAGTGCCGCAAGCTGGACGAGGATCACGACATTGTCACCGGCTTGTTTGATCGCCTCGAGGAACGCGTGGTGGGTGGCCCGGGCATTTCAGTCGAGCCCATTCCGCTGACGCATGCCGGCGACGTGCACCTGGACTTTGCCGCCGCGATCAAGGCGGCGTGGTCGGAATGGTCGCTGTCGCCGGAAACCTCGGGCGAGTTGTCGCGGCCGCAGATGGAACGCCTGATGTGCCGCACCTGGTTACGCGACGGTGAAGGCCTGGCGCAAATGCTGATCGGCAGAGTGGCCAACTATGAGCACC